AAGGGCTCAATCAAGTCCGAGATCGCCTCAAACGAGAGCGTCTCGGTATCGACCGGCCGAGCCGGCGGCCGAGCGGGTCCGGCGTCCCAGCGAGCGCGCTCGGCGTCCGGGACGCGAGAGCCGATCCGCCGGCCGGCCTCGTCATAGACCGGCTCATAGACGATCGGCTCCAGCGTCGGCGGATCGCTCATCGGCGGCCTACCCGGGTGCCGAGGTAATAGCCGATCAGGAAGGCCGCCAGGTCGCCGGCCGAGATCGCCAAGGCGAGAGGCCAGCTCATGGCTCGATCAGGCCGCGCGCGATCGCCAAGGCGACCGCGTTCGTGGTGTTCCGGCCGCCGATCCTTTGGACCGCGACGCGCCTCTCCAGCTCGACCGTCCTGGCCGAGATATGGAGGCGCGCCGCGGTCTCGCGCATGGTCTCGCCGCGAGCTGCGCCAGCGAGGACCGCCACGCATCGAGGCGTCAGAGAACCGCCGGAAGCGTAAGAGCCGATCACTCGGCGAAAAAGTCCTTTGCGTCTTGCTCTAGATCGCGGAGACGCGCCCAAGGCTCCGCCGGCTCCTCCGGCGGGTCCTCGCGCGGTTCCGGCCACTCGATCAGATCCAGATCGGGATCGTCGCGCTCCATCCCTAACCTCCTCTCGCGATCTCTAGAACCTCGCCGAGCGGGAATCCGTCGCCGCAATCCCAATGGCCGCCACCCCAGGAGCCAAGGTCGGCATGCTGGCAAACGCCGCGGCCCGATCCTTGCGCCTGGCTGGCGGAGAGCGCCGAGATCGGGAGATCGAAGGCCTCGGCCTCCTCGGCGATCCAGCGGCCGACGTTTTCCAGCATGGCCGGGTGGCGATGCCACTCCGAGCCAGACCAGGAGGCGAATCCGCATAGCTCGGCCTGGACGGCGACCGGGTTGGCGTTGGAGGCCGTCCAGGCCTTATTGCCGCGTTTGACGTATTCGCCGACCACGCCGGCTTTGTCGTCTATGCCGACATGCGAGGAGACGCCGCTGGACGGGCTGGCAAAGAAATTGCCCAGCTCCTCGATCGTCCGGGCGCCTTCGGCGGTATGGATCACGATCAGGCGAACCTCGGCGCCGCCGCGGCTGGAGTAGTTCGGCGACGGGAAGGCGCGGCGGGTCAGCTTGCCGGCCGGCTTGCCGGCGAGCCTTTGCCAGGCCTCGGTCAGGAGATCGATCGCGATCGCGTCAAACGCCGGCTCGCCGGCATGCGGCAGGCCGTCCGGAATCCGCGCATAGCGGAGGTTCTCAAACGTCTCTTTGCCGAGCCATCCGGTCGCCTGGATCTTCTGCTGGACCTGGAATCCGGCGACGCCGGAATGGCCGACGCCGCCGGCCTCGCCATGCGAAAAATCGCTCCAGTAGCCCTCGTCAAAGGTTTGCCACGGCCAGCGGCCGAGCCTGGAGATCGCGCGCTTATAGGCCTTCACATCCGGACCCTTCTCGGACGGCTCATGGCCGGAGCCGGCCGGGACGTCCGGCGGATAGAGCGGCCGAGGGAATCCGGGCAGCTCGACCGGCGGACCGCCGGGATAGGGCTTAGTGGACCATGCTGGCGCGGCCACGTCTTACTCCTCTCGATAGAAACGGACTAGGACGGCCTTCTCATGCGCCCAGAGGCGATAGAAGGGCGGAGACCCATTGACGGCGATCTGAGCCTTCGCCAGCTCCTCGGCGGGGACATATACCCAAAGGCCTCGCTCGCCGCCTTTACGAACGCCTTGGCGGCGCCTGGCAGGGTCATAGGCCGGCATTAGCAGCGGCCTCCCCAGGGGCTTAGGCCGGCCGAGAGGTACAAACGGCGCGCCATGCGCGCATTGGCTCGCGGCTGGAGCATGCGGAGCCGGAAGGCGGCCACGGTCTCGCCGGCGGCGCGATGGACGGCGCCGATCTGGAAAAGGCCGAACGAGCCGCGCGAGCCGTCCGAGTGGACGTCCAGCCAATTCGTGGCATGCGGCCGAAGGCGAGACTCGCGCCAGGCGATATCGACCATGCAGGCGCCGAGCCAGCCGGTCCCGAAAAAGGCGCGAATGATCGCGGCCGGCCGTAGGGGGTGGACGACCGGCCGCGAGCGTGAGGCCGGCCGGTCGGCCGCCGGCGCCTGCCCCAGGAGAACGCCGGCCGGCCGGCGAGCCGGCGCCAGGAAGATCGCGACCGCGATCGCGACCACGAGCGCGACGCCGAGCGCGCGGCTAAACATCGGGGAAGCGGACGCGCGCAGCGCGCGCGAGCGTCGGCTTCCCAGGCGTAGCGTCCTCGTCTAAAGCGGTTTGGATCTCCTCCAGCGTCGCGCCGGCGCGATAGCGGGTCGCGCGCTCCAGGACGGTCAGGATTCGCCGCGCGGTCAGCTCATCGCCGCCGCAAGCGTCCACGAGGCGAGCCGGGACGATGGCGTCCAGCTCGCGCGAGTAAGCGCGGAGCCGCTCGGCGACCACCTGGCGCCATTCCTCGGTCCCGTGATCGCGCGAGATCGCCTCGACGATGGCGAGCAAGTAGCGGATCGCCTCGGTCTGGGTCTCAGAAGAATCCCTCATTTGGGGCAGGCCTCCTCCATTGGAGTTTGGCGATCATGCAGTTCTGCAACCCCACAAACGTCCGATGTAGGGTGCGGGACTGGAGATCTCGGACGGCCAGGAGGATAAAGCATCGTGAGGACAGGATCAACACTTACCAAGGATCGGCCCAAGAGTCCGCCGGCTGGCGCGCGCGCGATCGTCGGCGTGAGGGTTTCCGCGGTCGGCGAGCGCGACGCCGAGACCGCGACGTCCGCGCCTGACCAGCGCAAGTGGGGAGCCGGCGAGGCCGAGCGGCGCGCGCTGGAGATCGTCGGCCTGGCCGAGGATCTGAGCGTCCCGGGCGATATGGACCACTCGGAGGAGCGGCTGGGTTTGTGGCAGGCCGTGGAGGCGATCGAGGCCGGCGACGCGGAGGTTCTCATGTTCCAGACGACCAAGCGCTTTGCCCGGGACGTGGAGCTGGGCTTTCACGTCCGCCGGCGGATCGAGAAGGCCGGCGGCTGGCTCGTTCTCGGCGATTGCCCGGACGGCGCGCCGAAGGCGATGGTCGCGCTTATGCTCGGCCAAGGCGAGGACGATCACGACGAAAAAAAGTCCTACTTCGCCGTGGCGAAAGAGACCGCGTTGGCAAATGGGCAATATCTGGCGCGTAGACCGCCGATCGGCTTCCAATGGAATGAGGACGCCGGCGAGGCCTACGATCCCGAACGTGCGCCGCATGCTCTCGCGCTCGCCGAGACGGCTCCAGCCGTGGCGGAGATGTTCCGGCTCCGGCCGACCGGGATCTCCGATAGCGAGCTGGCGCGCTACCTGGAGGCCGAGACCGGGATCTCCTACGATCCTCGCTCGATCGCCTCGGTCTTCCGCAATCGCGCCTATCGCGGAGAGCGCGTCTACGCCGGCCAGGTCACGGAAGGCGCGCATCCTGCGATCGTGACCGAGGAGGAATGGCAAGCGGCGCAGCGTCGGCCGCGCGGCGTCAAACGAAGCGGGGTTAAGAGCCTCCTCGCCGGGATCGCCAGGTGCGCGAGCTGCGGCCGGAAACTCTCTCTTGATCGGTCAGGCTCGGCGCCGACCTATCGCTGTCCGCGAGACCATAAGGCGCCGAAATGTCCGGCGCCGGCGTCGATCAAAGCGGACGTCCTGGACGAGTGGGTCTGGAGCGAGGCCGTGAAGTGGGCGAAGGCCTCCGGCGCGGCCGACCAGCCGATCGACGCCGGCCTGGACGATCAACTCGCCGCCGCGCGCGCGCTCGTGCGGGAGGCGCGCGAGGATCTCGACCTCTGGGCGGAGGACTCGGCCGGCCTGCCGAGGGAGACCGTCCGGAAGGGTCTCCAGGCGCGCCAGGAGCGGCTCCAGGACGCGGAGACCAAGGTGGAAGGCCTAGAGGATCTCTCCCAGGCCGCCGGCGCCAGGGTGACGTTTAACGAGCTGCTGGAGGCCGAAGGGTCAGGCCTGCGCGCGCCGCTGGGGCTGGCCGAGCGGCGGCAGCTCCTCGACTCGATCATCCTCCGGATCGACGTCCGGCGCGGCGTCCGGTTCAAGTCGATCCCGGTCGCCGAGCGCGCCGAGATCTTCTGGATCGAGGACTAGCGCCTGGATCATGCGGCGGCGCAAGATCTCCTCCAGCGCCGCCGCGAACCTCCCGCGGCTAGGAGTCAAAGCGAGCGATCCCCTCCCTTTGCCTGCCACGCCGGCGCGGTTTCTGGCTGGGCTTGCGGAGCCGATCGATCGCCTCGCCGCGTCGGACCGCGATCGTTAGCAGGTCCGAGGCGAGCGCGCGGCGGCCAGTCCCGGAAAGAGCGTGCTTTTCGTTTACCACTGGAGGCGCCCTCATTTGGGGGCTGGCGGCGGCGCGAGCGGCCCGGGCGGAATGTCGGCCGGCGGCTCCGGCGCCGGCTTGGTCGCAGCGGCGGGATCGGCATCGAGCCGCCGGCAGGCCATCGTGATTCTGCCCGTTCCGCCACCGGTATTCCAGGCCTGAGTCTGGATCGGGACGCCGGCCGTAAAATGCCCCTGACCGATCGCGAGGATACCGCCGGCGTCCGTGGCATCGGAGCTAATCTCGACGCGCGCCGACGTGACGAAGTCCGCGTAGGCATCGTTAACGACAAACCCGATACCGGCATTACCGGGGGTCGTTATGTTATCGATCAGGACGGAAAATTCGTAATCGCCTTCGGCGGGAATCGTGATCTGGATTCCGGAGCCGACCGAGCCGAAAAACGGACCGCGATCGTAGAGAACCGTGGCGATCGCCGGCGTGAAAGTGACGCGGTAGAGCAGGCCAGCGGCGAAGGGAACGGCGCCGGGCGCCGTCCGAGCGGCGCCGGCCGGGTAGAGGCGACCGTGGAGCGCGGGGAAATAGGCGTCCAGCGCCTCGGCCAGCGCCTTAATGTCACTGGCGCCGGCGGAGACGGGATCGGTCGGCAGCGGATAGGGAAAGCCGCGCGGAGTTTGAGCTGGCATCGATTCCTCCTCAAACCGGCTCCAGCGAATCGAGGACCAAGGCCTCGCGCCACTCGGTCGCCGGGTTGATCGTGTTCCAGAGATAGGGGAGCGGGACGTCCTGCCAGGCCAGGGTGACGAGGCCGGAAAGCGCCGGGTCGGAGAGCGCGAGGAGCTGCGTCCAGCTCGCGCCGTCGATCTGATCGGTCCAGCCCTCCACGATCGGCGTCCAGGGATCGTAGGGCGCCGCCGGCGGCAGCTCGGAGAGCGTGACGGCCTCGCCGACCTGGAGATCGAGGCCGCGGATCATCGGCCCCTCCAGAATGTTCCAATGCGCATAGGCGGAGCGGCGGAGGTAAACGTCGGCGCGTGATTGCGCGTCGGCTTGCGCGTTAAACGACGTCGCGATCGTTTGCCGGCGTTCGCGATCGTAGAGCGCGATCGATCCCTCGTCCTGGGCGGTCACGCTGGCGCCTTGGTCGCCTTGGTATTGGACCGTCACGATATTGGCGAGCGGGAGGATCTGGGTCCAGATCGGCGCGAAAGAGACGTCCGCGGGAGTGATCGCGACGGGCGC